GTGCTGCGCTTATCGCCACCATCGCGCCTCGTGCATAGGCCGATTCGGCTCGCCTGTCTGCGGCTGCGTCAATCTCCGGGACGACGAAAAAATAAAACGTCATTGAGGCTATAGCTGCGCCAAGCGCACAAAAAATCGTGAGGAGCGCGAGCGCAAAAATTGTGCGTTTATTGTGGTTTTTCACAACTTTTGCAACCTCATTTTGACAATTTTTATTTTTTTGTTTGCGATTTTGGTTTTGATTAAACCGATCTCGCGCTCAGTGTCAAAAATTTTTGTTTGCACTCGCTGCATCTCGCTCGCGTAGTCGGCCAGCAGACGCGCATACGATGCGCGGTGGCACTGTTCGCGCCATTGCAAAAATGTCAAATATATTTTTGTAATCATTTAGTCACCTCGTCAAGTTTGATCATATTCCCCACACGCGCTCTGCCGAATACTTCAGCTTTGGGTGCGCTCTGCGCCCATCTTCCGGCCTGTTCCCCGCGCGGATATAGACGCCCTTTGATAAGCGTTTAAGGCATCCGTCCTGCGTCATTAGGCATAGGTTTTTCTTCAAGTCTCGGTACTCCATCAAGTGTTTCAGGTCGGCTATCTCGGTGCGGTGTTCGCAGGCGTCCCAAATTTGTTGTGCGTAGGTCATGCGGCTTGGTCGTCGCGGATTGATTTAATAAATGCCAAAACCTCCTTTAGTTTCGGAAGCGAAAGAAATTGCAATTCGCTGTTGATCGCTACAACTAGACGCCCTCGCAGCTCTCGCTCACCCGGCATCGGCTGCGCCACGGTCGTAACCGGCACCACCGCGGCGGCTGTCGTAATCGGTGCCACTGGCGTTACCTGTGGCACAACCATCGGCTCCGGCGCAACTGCAACAGCAGCCAACTTTGCGTCCGCGACCGCTTTTGCTTGTGCCTCAGCCTGAGCCTTGACTTCGGCAGCGATCCGCGCACGCTCGGCTTCGTCGGCCAGTCGCCTCGCTTCGGCTTCGATCTTCGCGGCTTGCTCCTGCTGGTGTTTGGAAATGCGCGATCCGATGACGGCGATTAGGTCGTCATTCGCTTTCAACACCAAGTCTTTGATGTCACCGGCAAACAGCGTTTGATATCCGTCCGCCAACTCTTTGAGCGTGAGTAGGTTCTTCTCGATGCGGTTGGCAATGGTGTCGGCTTCGATCTTCACGCGCGCCACTTCGTCATTCACGGCGCTGTTCATGCTGGCGAGCGTGCGCTTGCCTTTGGTGACTTCGATAAAGTTGGTATTGATGTTCGGCATGTAAGGCTTGCCGATGCGCGCGTTCAGGGCGGTGATGTGTGCGGCGACTTCACGCGGCCCACGCTCGCGGATTTCGTTCTTGATCTGAGTTTCTTTGTTCGTGACCAGCTTGTCCAGCGTGAGGCGCTTCTGGCGCACCTGCTCTTGGACAAAGGCAACCGCTTTAATCACTTCGTCGACGCTGCTGATTTGCCCGAGCACCATCGCCTTAGTCGCTTCCAGCTGCGCCTCGGCCTCGGCGCAGAACTTGACCATTGATTTGGCGTTGGCAAATTCCTCGTCGGTCTTGAGGTCGGTGTTGATGCTCTCAATAAACCTGAGCGCGCTCTCTTGGTACACGACGAGGTTCGAGGCTTCGACCTTGCCGGAAACTTGGACAACCAGCGCCGGGAGCGCCTTGATCGGATCAGCAACTACTTCCGGCGCGGCCACGGGCGGCTTGTATGCGGCTACGTCTTGCATAAACTGAGCCCAGCCGGCCAACAGCTTGGCGCGAAGTTCGGGGCGCGACTCGTACCAACAATAGAGTGCGGTGTCCTCGGTCCCGTTGGACGCCATGAACAGAATGCGATTCGCACCCGTGACGAGTAGCTGCTGCTCTAGTTGCGGAAAATAATGTTCAAAGACTTTCCCAGCCTCAAATGACGCGCGAAGGTTTTTGTTCAGGCTCTTGTGTTCCCAGCCGGTTTCCGCGTCCATCGTCAGCCCGTCCAGCGACGCCGACAACGGGAGCCCGTCAGCCTCGCACGACATCACGACAGGGTACAAATCGTCGCCGATAATCTTCTCCGCGATGACGCGCGCGCTGGCTTCGTAGTCATGGCCTGCGTCAAACAACGCTTGGACGTGCGGCGATACTTCCTTCGTCTCGCCGGTTGCGTACTCCGCAATCAGCTGGTCCCGCGTCTTGTAGGGCGATACGCCCATCATCGCCGGGGCATCGCTGGCGTTAAGCCGGCGAATGCCGTTGATGACGGCATTGCGGTAGGCGTGCCATTCAGGTGAGCCCTGAACAAGATTGTGTGTTTGTCTGTTGGTGATATTCAAGCTACTCTCCCATTGGGTTGGCGATGTATTTCAAAACGTCATCGACCATGGATTCGAGCGTTTGCTCAATGGATTCCAGGTCGAACTTCTTGAGGATGTCGGCCTCGTTGATTGCTGCCGCTGCCGCGTGTTCGCGGATCACGGCAACCTGTTCGGCGCTGGCGACTTGGCCGACCGGTGCCGCCAAATCGTTGATGCGTTGCTTTTGTGGTGCCGTGAGTGGTGCCTTTGTCTCGGCCGTGGTGATAATATCGGCTGGGGTTTTCTTTTGCTTCTCGATCAGCTTCGCCCAGTTTGGCAACGCCTTCTCGAAATCACCATCTGTCCAGGCAGGTTTGCCAGTGTCGGCGTCTTTCGGCGCGGCTTCGGTCCTGTTGTCAATAACTGATTGCCAGGTGGCTTCGCCCTGACTGATCGCGCCGTAGATGCCGCGCAGGTTCACAATCTCAGCCGGTGAGCATGTGTCAATCGAATGGCCGAGATAAGTCGTAAGGTCGCTTGCGCGGACACCAATCTCGATAAAGGCGTCGATGATTTTCTTGCGCTCTGCCGCTGGGTCCTTGGCGGCCTCGTCGGCGCGGATTCGCTTGATCATCGCCACAGCTTCGTCCTGGATGTCGCCGGGTATTAAACGCAGTGCGAGGGTGCGCTGCGCCTTGGAAATCAGGGCGGACCGCTTGTTCAGCATTTCATCTTCGGTTGCTGCCACTGTGTAGACCGGCTTATTCCAACTGTTTTTTCTCATGCTGATGTAGCTGCCGTCCGATAGTGGCTTGGACCGTTCAACGGTCTTTGCAATCAGAATGTCAGAGTCGTAGGCGAGGGTGCTTTCCAAGTCCTCGACGGTGACGCGGATAATCTCTTTCTCCGAATCCTCGAACAGTACGGCGGTGCGGACCTGAATGTTTTTCATGCAGCGAAGCGCGACTTCGGTAAACCGGATGCCAAGCCCTTCAACACCTTCGCCAATCGGTTTGATGTAGAAGGCGCTCTTGTTGTGGGCGAATGATGGGCGCTTACACTCCATCATCACGTCTTGCCGCACTTGGTCCCAGTTGCGCGGGTTTCGCAGTGCGATGACATAACGCGCCTCGGCCAGGGCCTTTGCTTGTGCCGACATTGCTGTTGATGCCGTTTCGGCACCGAGTGCCATTTGTTGATTTACAACGATATCGTTCATGTGTTTTTTCCTTGAATCTGTAATTCTTCTCGCGCCAGCGGTTGCTCGCGCCAATCCAAAAATGTCAAATCATAAAATGATTGCTTAATTGTCGGACTCCTCCTCCAGCAAATCACGAACAGCGGCAGAGTACACGCTCAAATACTCGGTGACCTCGTATCGGATGTCGAGCGCGCCAGCTCTGATTGACTCGCGGATCACGTCGACAGTCCGTCCGTGCAGTGCGTTGATTTGGTCAAAAAATTTAACACGGTCGTGCAAGGTCATTCGTCGCTCCCTCCCTATAAAAAAAATTTTGTGCTGTGCCATTTTGTTGCTAGTCGCGCTTGCTTTTTCCGCAGATTCGCCAGATCGGTGGCCCGTAGGGTTTCGCTTCCGCCGCACCGTCGCGCTGTCCCCGCGCTCGCTCGCCTATTGGCCACACTCCTGCGGGGAGCCGATGCAATACTGTACATCGACAACAACACTATAACGGATTGCGCTGCCGCTTGTCAACAATTTTT